AATACAAAATTTTTAGAATTCCTTATGAAGCACAATAGTCCACGCAAGGCTTCACCTGTAAAGAAAAGACGAAACATAAATATGAAACCCAAAAGACTATTTTAACATTCATAGTCACGAAGAGCAAGCTCAGAGTATGGTTTGCTTGGAGGCTGCTTCTTTCGCATGTTTACAATTCGAACAGCTCTCGCATACTCTTCAACCTGATCCCATGCGACTTTACATTCAGTCGCATTATTGGGGATTTTGCATATAACGCGTGCAACTGCAATTTTCTGTGCAAGAATGTGCTCCATTATTAAATATGTATTTCTATATTTTTAAGCGATTACACTCGTCTATGACCGAGAGCCTAAGAAAAGATTCGCGTAACTTGCGCCCGAATACTCTACCCAGTCATTGACGGTAAAATTATCAAAATCGTAAGGAAGTTCGTATCCTTTCCACTCGTTCGGATGATCTACAGAGTCGATGGTGCTCATCATAATACGAACAAACTCATCTGGTGTGTGTACACCGCCCGGCTTAGCACCTATTCCGGTGTAGTAAATCATCATAATATATTATTAAAACCTTCCTCTTTAAAAATGGCTAGGAATTGTAAACCTTGAGAATTTTTTCCAAATACAAAATTGAATCCATATGTTCTTCTTGTGCGTGTTTAATCCAATCAGAAATATTTAAATCGGTTCTATCCAAATCTGTTCCATATTTTTCTTTTCCCATCTTAGCTCTCTGCTCAAATTTGTTTATCACCGAAGTAACAATAGAATCCATTTAATAATTAAAAGACCTTTTTCTTTAAAGTTTTTCGATTCTGGTGGGGAAAAGGCTATCCAATTGATCCACAGAACCTATACCTCTAAAAGGTTCTGGCTGACACCGGCGGGCTATTTTAAAAAAAAGTTTGATAAAATTAAATGACATCTCCTCAGGTCGGATTTAAACAGATACTCGCGGCAAAACGCGTTGTTCGTAGATCTATGGCGAAACGCGCTGCCCGTAAATATACCCATGTATGGGATCAGGTAATAAAAGAAGCGATGGGCGTGGTTCCAAAAACAAATCAGATCCCACCTAATTTTAAAGGAACTCAGAATGAAAAATTCAGACGTGCTCTTTTATATAAGAACAGACTTGTGAATTATGCATTGAAACACCCAAGAAGTTACTATGGTCCATTGTACAGAGGTATAAGAGGCTGGGAACTGAATAAATACCTAAAAGGTGAGATAATAAATAAAAATACATTAACCTCATTTTCAAAACGGAAAAACGTAGCTAAAAGTTTTGCAGTTAAAACAAAAAATACTAATAAAAAAGTTATACTCGTATTGAAACCAAATAAACGTATACCATCTATAAATTTTACAACTGGTAAATTTCAATCAGAATATGCACCGGGTGGTAGTAAATTTACCAACGGCGATCTTAACGAACGAGAGGTGTTGTTACCACCTGGTAGATTTACGGTTAAAAACGCACGACGCGCCAAAAATGTCATAGAAGTATTTGTATCGTTCAATGCGCGTAATTACGTTCCTCCAAAACCAAAACCACCAAAATTCAACTTTCCAAAAAATCTTTAAATTTATCGCTTAGAATGATATCCGATTATGTTTTTTCTTAATTTTGTTGTATTACGCGTGAAAAAGTTTCGATTCTGGTGGGGATCGAACCCACAACCTCTCGCTTAGAAGGCGAGTGCTCTATCCGATTGAGCCACAGAACCTATTAAAAAGGAAATTTTTCAGTATAGTAAGAATGCCCCGTCTTGACAAGGACATTTTTGATAATCTTACAAACATCACAGCATACCCAACAACAGATGGTAAATTTACAGTATTCCAATATTGTTGGATTGATGAGAGGGATATCTTCTATGTCCCACGAGAGCGTATAATTCACCAGTACAAGTACCCTCTGAAGACCGGCGCAGATGGTGCTTGTGGTACTTTAGACCCGGATATGGAAGAGGAGTTTGATGTAGTTGTCATAACAGACATAAAATGGGATTCTGCACAAATGAAACCTGTCCGTGAAGCAAGTGCCTGGCGAGCGAAAAGAGAAGAAGACGTAGAAGCAGGGAAATTTTAATCTCATGCGAATGGACATTTGGAGAAATGCAATTAAATATTTTCTACTTACATTTTTTTAGACCAATTTTACACAATACTTTATTAATTTGTGTGATTTCATCGAATGTAAAAGGAGGTGCTCCTCCAAAACTTTTCAACCAAGTATCAATAAATTTGTTTTTTTCCAGAATTATATCATTATTATATTTCCAACTAGTCATTTCATCTCCAAATATATCAGGCCACCCTTTTCCTACGTTTATACCTAATCTCACTGATTTATACCATGACTCTGGTACTTCATGTGAAAACTTGTACAATATACCACCTTCAGCAATACGTTCAGGTTCAAATTTTGTCGTACATGTATCAAGTGTTTCACATAGTTCAATGAAATCGTTTTTTGTTATGTCTTTTGTAGAAAAATATGTAAACCCTTCTCCGTAAGTTGCAGGGAATATTGGAGAGTTAGGAACATGATATCGTATATCAGGTTTTAATTCAGTAAATTCATCGATACTATCTATTATAGTATCGATTTCCCTTTTCATATCTTTCACATTACCTTGAAACCATTCGGTACCTTTCATAAGATTGAAACATAGCACGAAAACATCCTTGATATTTTTTTCAATCGAATTGAGCATATACTCATTTACTTTCCAAGTATTGTAAACTACGGTTCCCTTAGAGTATGCCCGAAAACGTTTTAATTTCCTAGTATCTCCACCTGTCTGTACAGTTCTACCAATTTTATATATATTTGTACCTATATATTCCCCGTCTTGTAAGAGATATATATAAGCCATTAAATATATTATATTCTATTATTTTAAATGCTTCTTCTATGTGAAAAACTCTGTGATTTTTACACTTTTGTATTTGAATAATCATATGTATAAACCCGAGATACATATGATTATTAAGGAAACGCCGGGGATCGAACCCGAACTGCAGGCTTAGAAGGCCTGAGTGCTATCCATTACACTACGAATCCTGTTAGAGAGGACTTCTCTAAAAGGATCCGCATCAAAAGCCGAGGCTTTGTTTGACACCGGCGGGATTTGAACCCGCGCGTGAATAACACAGAAGATCTTAAGTCTTCCTCCTTGGACCAAACTCGGACACAGTGTCTTGTTCCCGGCGGGGTTCGAACCCGCGACCTTCGGCTCATAAGACCAACGCTCTAACCAACTGAGCTACGGGAACTGATTGAAATCTTTTACCCAAAGATCTCATGAAGGGCAGTGGATGGCTAATCCTCTGAATCTTCGCTAAGAGATTCGAACTCTTGACCTGTGGATCTACAGTCCAATGCTCTACCAACTGAGCTAAGCGAAGATGGTGAAGTCAAGAGACTTCGCGCTCGCGACAGGGATCGAACCTGTGACCTCACGGTGATCTGGACAAAGGCATGCCTTTGGACTAACAGCCGTGCGCTCTAACCGACTGAGCTACGCGAGCTTCTGGGGTGATGGTGCTACCCAATATTATAATGTTGTAAGTCTTTAGGTATGTCAAGCACGAAGAGAGAGGTGATGATGACTTCAGACGAATTGTATGTGTCACTCGCACACGGCGGTTACGAAACGAGTAATGTGCGCCCTTATGTCATTCCAGACAATTTATATGTTGTGTACGTTTCAAAGGCGTCAAGATATCTTGCACAGACAGTCATAGACTCTGATTTCTATCGGTACTTTGGAAGTGTACCATTGGTTAAGAATTCTATACGAGATGCTCGGTCATGGAAGCCATCTGTACTTGATGGTATGTTCCAGAGGGTATATGGTCCAGGGGATGTAATAGCAAATATATTGTTACAATACAGGGATCCAGAATGGCCAGGAATGGGCATACATAGACTTCCTATCCAACCAAACCAATTGAGGGTGATCCCAGGAGATTTCCACAACAGGACTATGCACATATCAGATGTACTATCATCTACAACGTATCCAACTCCGACTATAGTGTTTTTTGTAAATTGCAGAGCAACTACAAACACACCATCCAACTACATGAGACAGAACATAAACTACAATTTCGGTGGAGGAACTCTGGAAAATAAGCTCATACTTCAAAATATCATTTCAAGTCGGATGAACAAGAGGCGCAGAGGAAACAATGTGAACTTTATGAACATAAACATGAACGCAATGAACGTGAATAGACGCCGTATACGAAGAATACGAAACAGGATGAATATAAACTAGTCTACATTCGGGGCTAGATAAAATTTCAAATCCCCAAGGTTGGCCACGCAGTACCTCAATATAATTGGCATGTCCTGCCCTTGAAATATCTCGAGGCTCTGTGACATGTTCGTAGCCTTTGTAAACATGTTGATGTACTTTAATGAAAATACATTCACAATGTCCCCATCAAACTCTTGGACACTTATGATTGTCTTTTGGTTTGCAAAGTCACCGTCGCAATACAGTTCGAAATCTGAACCATGTCTGTGAACCGTAACATACTGTGACAGTTGACCCATGTCCCTGCAGATTTTTTGAAATTCTGCCGATTGAACAATAGTCACGTTATCAAGCTCTATGTCTGGCACATCAAGACCTTCATCGTTTATGTCGAGTAATTTAAGTTCGTGTATTGTAGTCATCTTCTTCGAGTCATTGTGTACAGTCACCTTGATATTTTCATTATCTGTGAGATCCATCACCATAATGTCAGCCCCTGTGATGGATTTCAGAATCTTGTATGTATTGCTTATGTTGACTCCGGCCACTATCCGTTTGGCACAGGAGTACTCTTCAAAGTTTTTCCCCTCCAAAAATACATTTACGAGTGCAACCCTCGCAGAATCGAGTGCAAGTATTCGTATTCCGTCTGGTTGAAATATCATATTCACATCGTTGAGTATATCTTTGAGAACCTCAAAGATGCTCTTTATTGCACTCGCCTGTATAGTTTTGAAGTGCATTTATTAGAATAGACTATTTCTGTTTAACCTCTGCATATGCATCCTGAACACTCCTTGAGATTTTAGCCTCTAGATCGGGTGTCATGTTTGGTTTGAGGGATTTACCATATTCGTCAAACAGAAACATATCATCTGAGTCATCTGTAAAGTCAAGATTGGACATTCTGCATCGTGGTCCTGAGCACTCCACCTCTGGTGGTGGTATCATCTGCTGCAGGTATCCCTTGATGTCACCTCCTATGATGATATTACCCTGAGACGTTACAATTGATGGAACCCTTGTCACACCTTTGGGGATCCCCTTTCTGATGTCATGGAACCCTACTATTCTACCAAGCACTGGTGTATCATTGATATATTGTATGACATCAGCACAAAATTTACAGTTTTCAGAGTAGACGAGAGTCGCCATTATCGGTTTCAGCGAAAAAAAGAAACCTAATATAAATGTGGTGGATACTAATTTTACTTCTACTCGTGTTTGTGTTTCTCACGGTTTTTGAGAAAAAGTCGACTCAAAAAAGAGGGTACTCTGATGAATCTGTGGATGGTATCCTGATTCAGAAGGTGCTCCTCGCCACAAAGAAACAGTTACCACCTGGGTACGAGCCCATAGATACGGTATATGTTAACAGATCCTCTGATGGTACAGTCAGTGCCAGATTTCTGTTCCTGAATCTTGGAAAATACAGTGGAACACAGTACGATGTAACTGCAAACATGAATGCTGACGGTACAGTCACAATTCAATCCATCGACACAAGCGTACCAAGTGAACTCGAAGCAGCCTACAAACCATTCCTGCCGGATCAGGCGTTTGCGCAATACCAACCCATAAAATCAAGTGACTTTAAGTAGGATGTTCTCGGTGAAGGATATCAGTATCATGAAACAGCAGAAACTCAATGTAAAAAAGGAGACGTTCAGGGTGATACTGAAGCAGTTTACTCTGAAGATTAAGAATATTGTTCAGCGTGGTGGATCAGATGCCATTTTGAAATTGCCAAATTTTGTAATCGGTTACCCACCATTTGATAGTGCATATGCTACAAAGTACATTGCGAGACAGCTCACACGACTGGGATACAATGTGAGTGTTCCTATGATTGGTACCCTGTATGTAACATGGACTACTCAAAAGGTGAAGACCCCCATGTGGAACTCTGACCCTCAAGAAGACCTGAGTTCGTTACTTTATTTAAAAGACGCTGCGAAGAAGATTAGGCAAAAAAAGTAATTACACAGAGTAGATGGAGGTTCTTGTGGAAGCCAAACGCGAGTACACTGATCAGCTGTGCGAATACGTTCTACCTGTAGTCATTCAGACACTTGCAAAGATTTATCAAGATGCTCAAGAGATAAACCCCGGTGACACAATGAAGCAATTCCAAATCCTGTTGCAGGAGGTGAAGCACTGGAACCAGACACTCGTGAAGGAGCACACTGATGTTGCAATGAAAACCTGTCCTTGTTTCACTGAGCTTCTTGCTGCCGTCATGGTTGCAAATGTCAAAATTCTGTCATCAGTAAGACTAGTGTCGGAACAGAAGAAGATTTCTATTCGGATGCCAAGCAATGAACTCTTTGTGCATTCATGCTACATCAACTGTGCAAGAAACGTGTACTACGATCCAGTAGTATTCAAGTCGAATGCGAGTGATGCAGAGAAAGAATTCCTTCTGAAAGCACGTCTCAAGCCTTGTATCGAGATTACCATAAAGGAGCTTGTACCTATTCAGCAGATCCTGACCACCTATATAGGTTCTCAGAACGAGCCAACCATGGATATAGGAAATACAGAAGAGGATGCACTCGATCCTGACGTGGAGGAGGATACACCAGAGGTACCTCCAGAGGCTCCAGTTGAAGAGTCTTTTTTTGACGAGGAAAAAACATCAGATGAGAGTAAATGGATAAACTCCGGGAACCAGCCTATGCCGCAGCAGCAGCAGCCATCATTACAGTCGTCTACATCTGGGGAAAATCCAGGATCAACGGAGATGATGACAGCACCACAAATTCCTCCTTCATCAAGCCAGCCTTCCTCAACGCAGTAATGGTATATTTTATAGTGCAACTTGGTTCATCTACGGGGGGGCAGATGAGCACCGAACCTTTTTGAAGACCAATTAGTAAATGGAGGCACTGAAAGACGGTCTCGACTTTGGGAATGACAATGAAAAGTCATTTCTGTCAATCGGAATACGATCTTTTGCTCTTTTGATACCTGGCATGATACTCGGTCATCTCATGGATAAGTATATTAATAAATTGAAGCAAGCGGACAAAGGAGGTCACGTAATAAAATATGTACTTTTACAGTCGATTGCAAACATAGCAATTATAACAATTCTTCACAAGCTTCATCACCGATATACGTCAGAGTTTCAGAGAACACTGCCAGGTCTTTACTTCAGCGGTCTATTTTTCGGACTACAGGTTAACTATATCAGGAATATCCAGGAATTGCTAGGTGGCAACTCTTAATCGCTGCAGGTCCCGTATGTCAACTTCTTTTTATACTGGGAATTACAGTCTTTCTGAATAATTCCAGAAATGACAGACAGAACAGATGACGCAATGAGAATGAGGGCAAGTTTCTCCTTGAGGCCGAAGATTATGTAAATCATAACAGCGCAAAAGATGGGGGTGATGATATTCACAAGGCAGGGCATGTCTAGAGATTACAGAGATTATATTCACAGGAGCCATGGCAACCATTGCAACCTTCAATGAGATGATGGAGCAGTTTCTGACAGAGCTTATTCAGACTTTTCCAGATGAAAAGGCGATTAAAAAGTATTTTGTGGCATTTGATATGGCTCGCAAATCAAATGCACGCATGTGTATGCAGGAGTTTATGAATTCTATTGGTCCGTATTCTCAGCAGATTATGGCTCGTGATGAGAGCTTCTTCATTGAGCACAACGATGAGATTCCATTTGTAAATGAGCTCAACCTGAAGACGCACTGGAATGAGGATCTCTCTGAGAATACAAAGAATGCCATCTGGCAGTACCTTCAGACTCTGTACCTGATGGGTATGACTATTAGCTCTCTGCCAGAGGAGACGCTTACTATGATTGAGACTGTTGCTAAGCAGTGTGCAATGAACCTCGGCGAGGGTGGTCTCAATGAACAGGCTCTCCTCTCTGGAATGTCAGGCTTGATGAGTACACTTGGTGCAGTAGCCTCTACCAAAAAATCAAAGAGAAGTATAAATGGACCGGGTCTGGTTTGAAGATCCTTCTCAGTTGATCAAGTCTGATTCAGTGATGAAATTTTGGCCGACTGGATCTCAGACGAGCGCAGAGCGTGTAAATTCTACAACTCGATTTGTTGTCTATGCTACGTGTATTCTGTACCTGCTAAACCGTGATCTCAGAGTATTTCTGCTTGCAGGTATACTTTTGGCCGTCTTGTACATTATGTGGATTTCAAACATGGTACCCAATGACTTTAGATCACCTACAGGGCCTGGTAAGTGTCTCGATCCTACTTTAGATAACCCTATGCAGAATATTCTGCCAGGAGATCCAGATGGTCGTCCAGGGCCGTGTTGGTACCCTGACGTGAAATCCAAAGTGGATGCTCAGTTTGACCAAATCTTTCCACATTATCAGAAACGTTCAGCCCAGCGTAATTGGTACAGTGCTCCAGTGAATGATCTTGAGCCATTTAAAGAGGCTCTGAATCCTGATCTGTACGAGCCCACCTGCAGAGACTCGCAGAGAGCATGCAGTGATTTCAGAAATCCAGAGTGGGCACAGATGAGAACGTTTGGCTAAATTCTCTGCTGTAATTAACTATGAATCACGCTTCAGTCGAGATGCTTGTTATGGGTGATGATGCACTGAGACCACAAGATACAACTGCATTCAAGAAGAATTGGCAGCAGTACACATTCGACTTTCCCAATAGTCATATTAGTGCACCACCTCCAATGTTTTCCAATGAGGTTTTCCCAGTCAGCACACGAGCTGATATTGAGAACCAACTCTTCAGTCAGAGGTACGGAGTTTCTTTTTCAGGCTAAATGTAAATGGATCCACTGTCCCTGCTTGCAATTGTAGGTCTTGCATTTGCAGGAAAAAAGTTTAGTGATGAACCGTCAGATACGGTAGAGGTTTCACCAGCCCCCCGTGTAATTATGAATGATTCTGTGAATCGGGTTGTGAATGGATATACAGGAACGTATCAGAAATCAGACCCAATCGCCGGAGTTTTAAAACCAGGAAAGGAAATTCAGGGAAACTTTGGTGAGATTTCAACAGATGGTACCAAGCCAGTGTTTGGACAGCCAGTATACGACCTGTACAATAGGCAGACTATAAGCAGCAAAATGAACAATCTTGCACCAGATGAGAAGCAGCTGGTTGGGCCTGGTCTCGGCGTAGGTGCAAATGTAGCTTCCTTCGGAGGGTACCAGCAGATGTTCAGGGTTCTGCCAACAAATACGAATGTGCAGAGACTCACTCAGTTACCTGGTAAGGCTGGTGGACCTGCCCGCCTCGTAAAGAACGGTCCGGACAATCTCGAAAAGACTGTTCTTACTCAGGATAGGCCAAACAGAGTAATCACGTGGGAGCCTGCACAGGGCAGGGCTGTTGTTACAGGGCAGGAGTCTGCAGCTGCTCAGTATGTCAAGGGATCCCAACAGACCCTGAAGGACCAGCTGGTTGTAAGATCAGACAATGATGGACTTGGAAATCCTCAGTACACTGGGTTCGGCGCTGGTCATGTGATTGCACCCAAGGATCTCAGATCTGTTCAGAGGACATCTGGTCCAGATATAGTCGGAGGTGCAGGAAGAATGAATGTAAGAGCCGGTCCAGATGCAGCACTTGGGGGTGTCACAAAGCAGAGGGCTCCTCCACAGTCAGAGTACATAAATCACGCAAATGGCGTATTTACACAAAAATATATAGTTCCGGAGTACACAAATTTCAATCCATTTAAAGAGACTGTAACTCCCAACCAAGATTTGAATCTTGCAAAAACACAGCTTCAATCAAATCCATTTAATCATCCGCTCTCTGCTTAAAATGATTTTCTCGCAAATCAGTAAATGTCAGGTGGTCTTGTACAACTTGTGGCCCTTGGAGCTCAGGACGCGTACCTTACTGGTGACCCGAAGGTTTCCTTCTTCCGGTCAAACTATCAGAGACACACGCACTTTTCAGGCGTGACTGATAGACAGCTTATTCAAGGTGTCCCGACTGCAGGTGGTATTTCCACCATTCGATTCGAGAGAAAGGGTGATCTTCTGAGCTATGTATACCTGAATGCACTTGGTTCAACTGGTGCCGTTCAGAAGATTAAGTGGAAGACAATCATAGACAAGGTTGAGCTGCTTATTGGCGGACAGGTGGTTGATACACAGGATTTTGCATTCATGGATAAGATTGACCCTGTTCTCCTGTCAAGCTCCTGGTCAAAGA